ACTCAAAGAAATGAAATCTTCTTCTATGTAAGGGAAACTCATTTTGTAAATGTGTTTGGTGGGCCATCAAATAGAGGGTCTTTTGTGTTCTTTTTATCAGAATCCACTTTATTTGGATTATAGTTTGGATCTGGGTAATCCTCCCAAGTATCACCCTTGTACTCAACTATCAAAGGATTGATGTCTTTTCTTTCACCATATACATGGTAAAAACAATCAATAGTTGATATATCAGTAATCAAATCAGTATTAGTTAAATCCTCTGAGATGACAATGTATTCATTATCAAACTCTTCGACTACAAGATTTTGTTGTCTTCCAATTGGTTGCAATTGAACAGTGATACTATCAGTATGAACTAAATCTTTCCAGTAATCAGGTAAATTAATTACATTAGACTCTTTTAATCTACCACGACAATAAACTGCGACCTCTGGGCCTTCAATACAAGCATAACGAAGTCGATGTCCTTCACCCTTTGTAGGGTGAACTAGATCAAATGGTTTTGGAGATGCATCAGCAGCAGCAAATCTAGATGCGAGTTTTCCTTTATTGCCACAATCAACTTTACCACTCACAAACATATCACCCACAACATGAATTGTATCGACAGATGAACCACCAGATATGAGTAAAGCGTTCGCAGTCTTACCATCACCAGCAACAGTTAGATTACCATCAGACTTCATTGCTAGACTTGCACTGCAAGCTGGTTGAGTATCAAGTGGACTCTGTGGTGCAGAGTTTGATGTGATATTTAAAAGTGCCTCATAACCTGGCGATGCACCAGTCTTTCCAACGTAAACAGGGCCATTTAATACCGCAGTTCCAGTTGGAGAAGTATCAGGTGCAACATAAGAAACATCATTTGTTCCTACAATTAACTTATCAACTTGTTGTCTAGATATATTCATGCGTTAGGCCCCTTTGGTGCATTGATTGTAGATGCTGATTTTAAGACTTGAGACATTGTTCCATAAGCTTCATCTGAAAAAGTTGCTGCTAATGTGAATCCAGACTTAAGTTCCATAAAACCTTTACTTATTATATTAGTGGTATTATCAGCTTTTATTAGTATTTTTTCACCTTGAAGTCGAACATCAGGTGCATCAATAGTCGCAACTCTAGTAGCCTTGATATTAAACTGTCCATCTTGGCCACCACCAATCGCTTCAAAATTAATATTTCTTCCTCTCAGTGTAATATCTCCATTCTCACAATCAATAACTACATCACCTTTTTTACACTTTATAATTTTAGCTGGTAACTGAGAAATATCACCAGCACTTCTGACTTTCAATCCTTCACCAAGTACCTCTGTTGAAGATCCTGGCGTATATAAGACTGCCTTTCCAGTTCCAGGCCCACCACCAGAACCACCTTGACCTGTTCCAGAATGAAACGCAAAAGATTGTGCCTCTTGAGTTTGAACTTCATAGAGAGTATCGCCATGAATACTACTCTGTCCACTCTGAGTGCAATACCTTAAATGTACGTCTCTTTCTAAATTTTGTCCGTCGTTTGAAGCTTTATTCTTTGACATTTTATTTCTCGATACAACTAATAACAGTTATAACAGATGTTTGAGTTGTCTGAGCAAGTTGAGATGCATCATCAACCTTAGTAAATTTAAGAACTGGTAATAATTTAGCACCAGCTCCAGTGTCACTATTTATTGTTATTTCTGGAAGTTTAGTAAACCCAAATCCACCGTTAACAACACTCGCACCTACAATCAATCCATTCTGAATATTTAATTCAATTTGTGCTTGGCCAGGTTTTTGTATTGTATCAGCATTCGCATCGCCTGGCAAAGTATTACCAGCAGAATCAACAGATCCACCACCTATTGAAGCTGTATCATTATCCCCATATCCAAACCCTGTATTTTCAACAACAACATCTGCTACCTCTGTAAGATATGATTGTTCTCCATCATAATTTTCATTTGGATCAGGTATGACTTCTTGTACATTACCGTCTATATCTGTTTCAGTTGTATTTGATAGATATTCTTGGCCAGGGGAAGTGATTACAACGCCAACAACACCTAAACTTGATCCATTTGGATCAGGGACGTATAATTCATCCAAATCACTCTCACCACCAACCGTTATATTAAAACCATCAAAACCACCAGCACCAACACCAGTACCAGTAGATCCAACCACAACAGGAAAAGCACCAGCTATCAAACCTTGTCCACCTTCACCATTAACGATCACAGGTATTTCACCAACAGTTATTGGTATTCCACCTGTACCACCAGCGGTCACAGGAATGCCTCCTGTACCACCAGCAACTACTAAATCTCCATCTGCTGTAACTGATTGTCCACTAGAAGTTGTAACTGGTATTCCTCCTTGTCCACCAGCATTAACAGGAAGATTATTTGCAGTAATTTGTGTTCCTCCAACACCACCCACAGATACATTTGTTCCATTTGCAATCGGTGAAACAGGCCCCATCACTGGATAACCTCCAGCTCCATAACCTTTATCACAACTATCAAAGAATGAAAGTAGGGGTGGTTCCTCAAATCCAAATCCTGTGCCATTAATTGCAACACCAATAACATTACCTAAAGCATTTACAATTGCAGATCCAGTTGCACCTTGACCACTACTTCCTATAAAGTCTACTCGTGGTGGGCCACATTTAAGAACATTAGTCTGACAATTTGGTGCAGATGGTTTTGCTGGAATGGCATTATCGAGACTATCTAAAAGAGGATCTATCAAAGAATTTAATCCAATTTTATTAATTATATTATCAAAACTATCCTCAGTTGCTTTTGAAACTCCGTTTTTTGAAGAATATGAAGTTGCTGGTGGACAATTTAGAGCATCACAATCAAGAACATTTGTAATAATATTTGCATATTTAATTGCTTTTGAAAATGTTGAACTTGGAAGTCCAATACCACCACCTTGAATATTGTTTAATTGTCCAAATATATTTCCAAGGTTTGTATCTAAAATATTATTAATCTGACCAAACATATCACTCAAAAAGTTTTCAATACCACAAACAGGTACATCTAAAACTTGTCCGATCATATTCTCTAAACTCTTAGAAAGATAATCTAAAAGAGCATCTTGAATTTTTTCAATATTGCAAAAAATTACATCAGTTAAAGATTTAGTTGCCTGACCTACAGGTGCCTGTAGTGTTTTAGGTGTTTTATCTTTTAAAGTTAGGTTTAGTTTATCTAAAGTATCTTGTATTAACCATGATCTGGCACGACGAACTAGTTTTGTTGTCGAGTTATGAATTTTATTTGTAGTTAATTTTATCTCTTCTTGAATATCAATAATACCACCGTAAATAGGATCAACATATGAATTTTGATCATTTAATTGTTGAAGAGTTTCCAACTTTCGAGTAAAGTCTTTTATTGTATTACTTATCTTTGATATCTCATTATCTTCACAAGCAGTGAAATTGTCGATGGTGATATTTGTAGATGCTTCTTTTTGTTTTGCTGCGATTGTTTTTACCAATTCACCAGGCGAGAATCCACCACCCCAAGGTGATGAAGGTGCTTGACGTTGTTTACCAGCTCTTTGTCTTACTTTAGGTGGAGTATATGGAGTAAAACATGTTTGTTTTTTTGCATTAAATTGATCAGTTGTTAGATCATCTGGGATAAAAGTTTGTTTAAATAAAGTTCCAAATATAACTGGTTGTTGGCCATCTTCACCATCAAAGAAAAATCCAACTACAACTTCTCCACCTTGATACTGCAAGGTGGCTCCACAACCACCAGTGGTTGTAGTGTTTGGTGGTAAAAGAACATGAGCTAGTGGTAGTTCATTATCTGGTAAATCATCTGCACATCCATGATATCCAATAATACGAACTCTACATCTAAACGAATAGATATCCTCTCCATCGTCCGCTTGTTTTTTTTCTAAAGAATCTCCCCACTCTCCTTTATCTGGATCGGTGACTTGACCGATCCACCATTGCATTGGATCTTTTCCTATAAAATTGGTTGATGGTTGATACATCTAATTAATCGTCATATACTAAACATTCTGGTTCATCTGGATGCAAATCACAGAATATTTCCAAAGCATTGGGATCATGGTGGTCTCCCGCCTTGATTTCTTCTTTATGATGTTCTACATACTCTTCTAACTCATGCAATTCTTCTTTTGCATGTCTGCGTGCTGCTGGGTTTGATTGTGGATCTTCGATAATTTTCTTATCGTGTTCCATATGGTCTTCGATTGATTTCATTTGATTGTTCCTGTTTCTTCTATTTAAGCGGTAAATACATCACGAATTAACGTAAGTTGTGTTTCTGACTTTCCGCCACCAATAAGATGTCTTAATTCAGATATTATATAATTTCCACTAGGATCGTTAGTTTTTTCATTTCCATATGAACCTGTTTCAGCACTTTCATCATCTTTTTTAAGAGGTAATTTAATTTTAATCAACTCACCAACTCTTAAATCGGGATTAATTGGAATTGATACTTGTAAGGATTGTGAAAATAATAAGTTATTTCTAATATAAGATTTATTTTGATAAACGGCAAGCTCACTTTCGGGTTGAGTATCACTTTTTTTCGATCCTTTTTGTGCAACTCCGAGATCACTTACTCGAAGCATTAATCGGGTTGGATAATTCTCAATACCATTTAATAATTTAACTGGTTTTTTCATTTTTAAATCTGTAATTTTAAAATCAACTTCACTCATAGTTTGATTTTCAATATCAACATATATGGTTCTATTTGCATACATTCCCAGTCTACAGTTAAGACCAATATCATTTGATTGATTTAAATTATTTTGTAAAATTTTAAAACCCTTTGCATCTTTATCATATGGTTTATCTGTTTGAGTATATGTAAAACTTGGTTTTTGATCTAATAATTTTTCGATTGATTTAAAATTATACCCATCTAAATTTTCATAAAATAAGAAACCAAAATTCTTTGTAGATGATTGTGTTTTTGGACACAACCATTGAATAGTATCAAAAGGTCTTTTTAAATTGCCTACAAACGAGTAAGAATTAGCAGCGCTATCTTTTGTTAACTCTTTACTACTTTGAATTCCTTTATCATCACCTATGAGTAACTCAAAAACAGTTTGTGAAACATTACCAGTAAATTTTTTATTTACTCTCGATGTTTCATTTATAATTGTTTCAACCGATACAAACTCTAAAGTAGCTATTTGTTTTTTAGTTTCAGTGATAACATTTCTAACAGAGTTTAACATCAACTTATGTTTTTTAGATGTAAGTTTAAAGTCATCATATCCATCAATTTTAACTGTTACATCTATATACTCTCCACCAGTAATTCCTACTCTACTTATCACTTGATCAATATCAACAAAAGTTAGAGTCATTGCTATAGTAGGACTATCAAGACTCTCATAATAATCAATGATTGGGTTTCCACGAGCTATATCATAGTCCTCCTTTAATGAGGATCCCTCATTAGGACGTAACATGCATTTAGTGATAAGAAATCTATTTTCCATTATGAAATCATTGAAGCTATTTCTGGTGGTAATCCAGATTTAGAATTTGAAGTTATTGATAAGTATTTTTTAGATGATAGAAGTTTTCTAAAAGGTATGGGAGCCTCTGTCGCTTTTATTTCTGCATCTGCAACTTGTGGGGGACTTGCTTGAATTAAAGGAGATGGATTATTATTTGGTGGAATTGGATTATTAATTTGATTATTAATTTGATTTTGTGCGTTTAAAACTTGTATTGCTTGATTATTCGCATCTACAGATTGAATAATAGTGCTAGATAAATCCTTCTCATTACTTTCTATTATTGGTTTAATAGTTTCCATATTATAACTTTCCATTATTTCTGGACTAAATGTATTTCCCATATCTATTCCCATCTTTACAACCATTTTTTGTTTTTCAGTCAAAGGCTGGCCAGGAGTAAAAGGTTCATCACCGAGTAATTCACCAGATCCTTTACTTGTAATTGATCCATCAGGATTTACAGTGGTATTCATCGGAATTTTACTCTTGTAATCATACAGTTCATTTTTATCTTCGTTAAATTCCTGTACATGAGGATTGTTTTGATAAGCTTCTTTTTTCTTTTTATTTTCCATTCTCTTTCGTATGTCAAACAAATCCATCTTACCTCTCTTATCAAGATCAAACATATCAGCGGTAAAGAAGTCTGCCATGCCTGTAAGATTACGCATGACTCCAGATGGTTTTCCACCTTTCTTATCAAGATCAAGCATATTACCACTCAAAGCATCTATAAAACCTTTTCCAACTCTTTGTATTTTGCTATCACCCCTCTTATCAAAATCAAAAACTCCACCTGTTAGAGAGTCTGCAACTCCACCAACAACTCCTTTAAACCCCCTCTTTTCACCCTTTAGAGGTGACTCTTTATCTTTCTTTTTATTACCCTTTGAGTATGAGTTTTTAATTGAATCATAATGTTTTCCAACATCAAGTTCATATCCACCAAACTCTAAAGTATTATTATAATTTTCTTTAAATCGATACAAGTTACTTTGTGGGCCATATGCCTCAATCGCTTGTTCTCTAGTCATTCCTCCTCTCATGATATCTTCTCTAAAATCATCCTCAAGTATATTAATTCGTTCTTTATAAAAATGTTGTTCTGCTCTTTCTGGTGTCACACCTGGCTCTAAAGAACTCTCATCAACAATAAATTTTAAGCCAGGGCCTAATTTTCCTGTGTACTGTATCTCCTGACTAAATGTGGAAGATTCTGGATTTGTTGCATTAACCTCTTGTGGTTTATCCTTAGTCTCTCTCGATCCAGGCGTACCATCAAAATTACTAATCTTTTTCTTTGCCTTATCTACAAAATTACTTAAACCACTTTTCTTATCTTCTTTGAGATTTAATTCCTGTTTTATCTCTGACTTAATTTCATCCTTTAAATCGTTTTTAATATCTTCTTTTTTACCACCTCTTTTATCAAAGTCAAACTTATTACCTGTAAAGGCATCAGCTAAACCACCAAACATTCCTGTCAATCCTCTTGGTTTATCTTCACCAATTAATTTTGATCTTTTTTCTATATCTTCTGCACTATTGTTTCCTCCTGGCAAAAGACTTTTCTTCAAACCTAAAGGATTCCTCAAAAAACCCATTAATTTAGTGGCTCCAAGGATTCCTACAGATGCAAGTAATGTTTTTAAACCTCCTCCTCCTTTTCCTAATGATGGAGATAAACCTTCACCCTGTTCACCCTGAGTACCTTGAGTACCTTGAGCTCCTTGATCTCCCTTTTCACCTTTAAGAGCCTCAGCTCTTTCTCTCATTTCTTCTTTTTGTTTTTTATCTTGTTCTTCAAAAAGTTTATCTTCTCTTTCATTTTTTTCTACAATAATATAATTATTAATTTCTTGAATATCTGATTGCATTCCCTCTATCAACGTTGATAGATTATTAATTATAGATTTTTGTTCTTGAATAATACCTAAATTAGACTTGGATGTTTTTAGAGCACGATTAGCCACCTTGTCAATTGATTTAATTGACTCAAAAAAATTACCTATGGTTATTTTTTTCGGTTGTTCTAATTCTTCTTCATCCATACTTTTGAACGCCCTCTTGTTGTTGTCTCTTTAGATTTTCCTTTTCAATATGATCCATAAGAAGAGTTAGATAAATGTCTCTTTCCCAAGGCATCATATTTTCAAGTTCCGTCAAGCTGTATTTATGGTATTGCATGAGAGCGAAATTGGTACGGTAATAGGATTCAAGATCCTCTCGTGCAATACTTAGCCGAAAAAATCAGCAAGACCCTCCAAAACAACACTATTCTTTTGTTTTGTGTTTGGATTTATAACTTCAATAGTGTGAGATAATTTAGGCATAGATGCAAAAAACTTCTCAACTTCCTTATATTGTTTTGAATTTAACTGTTCAATAAACTTAACTCTTTCATCAGGAGTATAGTCTTTAGCTTCCCAAGCGTCCTCCTCTGTATAAACAGTATCCATACAGTCAGCAACAACTTTAAAAGTTTTATCAACGATAGTCTTTGACTCATCCTCAACATCAAAATTAGATTCGATAAATTGATTCAATGATGGATACTTCATCCGAAGAGTCATTTTATCATCTAAAACAATATCAGTCTTATGATCTTTTGGTTTAACCACCTTAATTTCATCGACATATACTGTTACTGGAACTTGCGTTTTTTTATCGTCAGGACATGTTATGGTCATTTTAATGTCCTCTCCGATTGATTTAGCACGAATATTTAGGAACAAATATTCAATATCAAATGTAGGAAGACTATCAACATCAATTCCTCTCGTTAAAATACACTTTTTCAAAACATCTGTTACAGAATTTGTAATTTCGTTTTGATCTTTTGATTCTAGAGCTAATATTAAAATCTTCTCTTCTTTAACAAGGAAAGGTCGATATTTAATTTTTTTGTTTGATGAAGGCAACTTCAACTCATACGTTGGAGTTTCAATTGTTGGTAATGGCATAATAATTTAATAATTGTTTAAGTGATTTTAATATTTACCACCTTGTCTTGAAGTTGTTGCGCCCAATCGTAGTCCACCCTGTCCGCCAGGAACACGTTGATCATTTGAATTTACAACTCCATTTGCTGTATTAAGAACAGCTTGATTAGAATCTACAGAATTAAAATTCGTGAAGAATCTATCATAAGCAAACTGTACACTACATTGTAACACATTTGAATCACCATAGGCAACTCTCATTGATGTAAGATCAGTTGGCCAAATATTTACAAACTCATAACTAGTCATATTGGATTGATAACTTCCAGTTTTTTTAGTGAAAGTATCTCTTTCAAATTTTGTTATGTGAATAATTTCTTTATAATCTTCTGGATAATTAAATCTTGAGTATGCACTCATATCCCTTCTATTTGTTTGAATTGGATTGATATAACTCATCCAAGTTTCTAAAACCTCTAGAATCACCATATCAGCATCACAATAAAAAGTAAGATTTAAAGGTGGAAAGTTTCTCATATTTGGAAACTGCTCTTGAATACCTTGATGATGACCAGTTGCAGTATCAGTATTATAATTTGTGCCTGGAATCTCAGCTTGTGTACATAACAGAGACATTTTTTCAGTAAAATTTCTTCCTTGAGTTCTATTCTTATTCGGTATTGTTTCTAACCATGTTTCATAATTTCCAAATGAAAAACTTACTTGATAAAGAGTATCAAGAGAGGCTCTTGACAAACTATCTCTACTATCTAAAGTTGTACCTCTAAATATATCTGATCTTCTTGGAAATAAATTATTTTCTGACACAATAAATAAATTTAAGTTGTTATTATTATATATGAGCTATAAAGGGATATATAGACCTTCCAACCCAAAAAAGTATAAGGGTGATTATCGTAATATTATTTATCGATCTTTATGGGAGAGAAAATTCATGAATTACTGTGATTTGAATGAAAATATACTTGAATGGGCGTCTGAGGAATTTTGGGTTCCTTATAAAGATCCAACAACCAATCGAGTTCGTAGATATTTTCCAGACTTTTTTATTAAATATAAAGATAAAGATGGTGATATAAAAAGATCTGTGATTGAAGTTAAACCACTAAGAGAAACATTAGAACCAAAAGTCACAAAGGGTAAATCACGAAAAACATTGATTAATGAATCTATGACATATATTAAGAATCAAGCAAAATGGAAGGCAGCTAGAGAGTTTTGTGCAGATCGCAAATTAGAATTTAAAATTATGACTGAGAAAGAATTAGGAATTCGATGAGTATTCTTCAAACTATACTAGATAAAGTTAGTGGTCAAGTATCTGAGGATTGGTTTCGGAGTCAATTACTTGAGGAACTTGGATCTACAAACTTTGATGATGACGCTGCAGATACAGCTGGGTTTTCTCCTGGCCAATTATATTTTTTCACATACTCAGCACAGACAAAGCAACCATATTATGACATGTATCCACTTACATATGTGATTGAATATCAAAAAGGTGGGTTCTTAGGATGCAATCTTCACTATGTTCGTTTAACTCAAAGAGATGAACTCGCAATAAGCTTACTAAATAACTCTGCTCAGGGTGCAGTTGCAGTTCCTCAAAGGACGCTACATAAATATGTGTACACTGGTGTGAGAGGAACACCATATCGTATTCCTAGTAGTGAATGGTCAGACGTAGCACAATTACCCACCGAAAGATTCGTTGATATGAGAGGGATTCCAGTCCCAAGAGACAGAATTTACAACAAAAGTTAATGTCAATTAAAAAAAGTAGAAAATATGATATAGACGGAACTAATTACGCTTTCGATTTTGATGGCGGAAAATTAGTAGGCATAAAAGAAGATATAAATGGAGTTTTAACACCTGTTAATCCAAATACTAGTGCATTCTCAGATATTGCAAATTCAGATGAAGCATTGAGAGCATATAATGTTGCAAAATATACCTCAGCTAAAAAATCTTATGAAGATACAACTGAAAGATTAACAGCGTCTGAACTTAATGATTACTACACAAAAGAAAATCAAAAATTAACTAATGAACAGTTTGTTGATATAGAAACTTCAAATTCACCACCTTTAGCTTTCACAACACCAAAAACTGCTTATGGTGCATATCGAAGAGGTAAAACAGCTGGAAGTGATGTTATGGCATATCCACTTGATATTGATTTAAATCAAGATCATATGAAGATTACACGTCATGAATATCGAAGACCAACAGTAAACCAAAGTAAATCACAAAGAGATGTAAATTATGACAGTTTTGCTGGTCGAAGCACATATAATGTAGCTGGTGATAGTGTCGTAGGTAGTGAAATTGGTGGAAGTATTTTCTTACCAATGCCAAAAGCAACAGACGTAAATGGTGTTGAATGGGGAAAAAGTGAGTTAACTATTTCTGGACTTGCGGCTGTTGGTGCAGCTCAAAAAACTTTAGGCGCTGGAAGTATGATAACAAACTTAAATTTGACAGGAAAAGAAGCCAAAGACAGTATGGCTGATTTTAAAGCAAATTTAGGTCGGGGCCCACAGGGAAATGAAATGTTAGGTTTGAAAGGAATGGCTCAAGCTCAAGTAACTCAATTAGCTACTAAAGCGGCGGGATCTGCATTTGGTGTAGAAGTGGATATGGATACATTCTTAGCAAGAGCTGGTGGTAGAGTTTTAAATCCA